GCGATCCCGCGTATGAGAAGATCAAGCGCAGCCTGCACGACTTCGGGTACGTCGATCCCATCGTCTGGAACGAGGTGACGGGCAACATCGTCGGCGGTCACCAGCGCTACAAAGTGCTGAAGGCTGAAGGCGCGACCGAGGTGGACTGCGTTGTGGTGCACATCGAGAATCCTTCGGATGAAAAAGCGCTGAATATCGCCCTTAACAAGGCCACCGGTGACTGGGAACCTGTCGCCTTGGCTGAATTGCTGCAGGATCTGCAGAGCGCCGGATATGATCTCGGTGCGACGGGATTTGACGCTGCCGAGGTGGACGATCTCTTCTCCAAGGTGCATGACAAGGATGTGCATGACGATGACTGTGAGATTGATCCGGAAACAGTCAACGTATATGTACAGCCCGGTGACATCTGGACGCTGGGCAGGCACCGCATGATGTGTGGGGACAGCACATCGCCGGATGCAGTGGACGCGCTCATGGATGGCATCAAGGCCAATCTGGTCGTGACCGATCCTCCCTACAACGTCGCGTATGAGTCCGCTGACGGAAAGAAGATCCAGAACGACAGTATGGCGGATGAGCAGTTTTTCTCGTTCCTGCTGGCCGCTTTCCAGAACATGGCGGCTCACATGGCCGAGGGCGGCAGCGCGTACATCTTCCACGCAGACACCGAAGGGCTGAACTTTCGCCGGGCTTTCAAAGAGTCCGGCTTTCATATTTCCGGCGTATGCATCTGGGTGAAGAACAGCCTGGTGCTTGGACGGTCGCCCTATCAATGGCAGCATGAACCTGTGCTCTATGGCTGGCTGCCCAACGGGAAACACAAATGGTTCTCTGACCGGAAACAGTCCACGATCTGGAATTTTGATAAGCCGAAGAAATCGGCGGACCATCCGACGATGAAGCCCATCCCGCTGCTCTGCTATCCCATTAAGAACAGCAGCGCACCCAACGCTGTGGTGATGGATCTGTTCGGCGGCAGCGGTTCCACCCTGATCGCTTGCGAACAGACAGACCGTATCTGCCGGACGATGGAGCTCGACCCCAAATATGCCACTGTTATCGTGGAACGGTTCCATGCGGATTATCCGGATCAGGAGATCACAGTACTGCGGGACGGGCACACTTTATCCTACAGTGAGGTTGCCACAGGAACCTGACATTCTCTCAGAAACACACTTTTCAATGAAGGAGGTGAGCACAGATGGCCACCAGAGGAAGAAAGCCCTTGCCCACAGCACTAAAGGTGCTGGAAGGTGACCGGGGCAAAGGTCGCAGGCCGATCAACGCAGAAGAGCCAACTCCGCCTCAGAGCAATGTGAAATGCCCTGCCTGGCTGATGCCGGAAGCAAAGAAGGAGTGGAAACGTCTGGCTCCCTCCCTGATCGCCATGGGCGTACTGACAGAGCATGATATGGAAGCCTTCGCCGGATACTGCCAGGCTTATGCCCGTTGGCGGGAAGCTGAAGAGTTTCTGTCCCAGCATGGCACCATTTTCAAAACTCCTTCGGGTTATGTACAACAGGTGCCGCAGGTATCCATTGCCCAGCAAAACCTGAAGATTATGCAGTCCTTCTGCTCTGAGTTTGGCCTGACCCCAGCCAGCCGGGCGCGGCTTTACGCCAACAGCGGTGAAAAGGCTGACGCGGATGATCCGATGGAAAACGTCCTGAAGGGAGGCTGGAAGGATGTTCTCTGAAGCGAAAGCCCGCAGGGTGACGCAGTTCATTGAATGCCTTCGCCATACCAAAGGCGAATTCCACGGACAGCCTTTTAAGCTGCTGCCCTGGCAGGAAAAGATCATCCGGGATGTATTCGGGACGGTGCGGGATGATGATCCCACCATGCGCCAATACACCACCGCATACATCGAAATTCCTAAGAAGCAGGGCAAGTCAGAGCTTGGCGCTGCCGTTGCTCTGAACATGCTCTGCAATGACGATGAATGGCGGGCTGAGGTTTACTCCTGCGCCAGTGATCGTCAGCAGGCTGCCATCGTGTTCGATGTGGCCGTGGATATGGTGAAGCAATCCAAGGCGCTGAGCAAAAGGATCAAAATCATTCCCTCGACAAAACGAATGGTGTATCAGCCTACCGGCAGTATTTACCAGGTGCTTTCTTCGGAAGTTTCCACGAAGCACGGTCTGAACGTCAGTGCCTGCATTTTTGACGAGCTTCATACACAGCCCAACCGGGCACTGTATGACGTGATGACTCAGGGATCCGGTGATGCCCGGAAGCAGCCACTTTGGTTTTTCCTGACGACCGCCGGAACAGACCGGAACAGCATCTGCTGGGAGGTTCATCAGAAAGCGCTGGATATCCTTGAAGGCCGGAAGGATGATCCCCGGTTTTACCCTGTGATATATGGCCTGCCGGACGATGTGGACTGGACGGATGAAAAGAACTGGTACAGGGCAAATCCATCTCTGGATCAGACAATCAGCATCGATAAGGTCCGGGACGCTTTCCGAAAAGCCCAGGAAACACCTGCAGATGAGAACATGTTCCGGCAGCTCCGTCTGAACCAGTGGGTGAAGCAGTCCGTCCGGTGGATGCCCATGGATAAATGGGATGAATGCGGCGGTGTGGTCAATGAATATGAACTGGAAGGCAGGGCCTGCTATGCAGGTCTCGACCTCTCCAGTACAAGCGACCTGACTGCCATGGTGCTGGTATTCCCGCCCAGGGATGAAGAAGAGCAGTATATTGTGCTTCCATTCTTCTGGCTGCCGGAAGATACCCTGCAGCTGCGAGTCCGCCGGGATCACGTGATGTATGACAAATGGGAACGGCAGGGCTTTCTCCAAACTACCGAAGGCAATGTGGTGCATTACGGATTCATTGAGCAGTTCATTCTGCAATTGGGTGAACGGTTCAATATCCGGGAAATCGCCTACGACCGTTGGAACGCCACTATGATGGTACAGACCTTGGAGGATGACGGTTTCACTATGGTGCCCTTTGGGCAGGGCTTCCGGGATATGAGTCCACCGACGAAAGAACTGATGCGGATCGTCCTGGAGCGAAAGCTGAATCACGGCGGGCATCCGGTGCTCCGATGGAATATGGACAATGCTTTCGTGCGGACAGATCCTGCCGGGAACCTGAAAATTGACAAGGAGAAATCCACAGAAAAGGTGGACGGCGCTATCGCCCTGGTGATGGCGCTGGATCGGGCGCTGAAGAACGCAAACGAAGGAACCTCTGTCTACGATGACAGGGGTTTTCTCATTCTGTAGGAGGAAACGGAAATGCCATATAAACCAAGGCGACCCTGTCGCTATCCTGGTTGCCCGGAACTCGCTATGCAGGGTCAGGTATTTTGTGTGGATCATATGGAATGGAGCAGTGACCGCCTTCGGGGCGGCGCTGCCGCCCGTGGATACGATGGTCGCTGGCAGAAAGCCCGGGCGCTTTTTCTGAAGCAGCATCCTCTATGTGCCTTCTGCCAGGCGGAGGGAAAGATTGTCCCGGCAACTGTGGTGGATCATATCATCCCGCACAGGGGTGATAAGGTACTGTTCTGGGATCAGAGCAACTGGGAACCACTCTGCAAAGATTGTCATGATAAGAAAACCGGGTCTGGATTGTAAGGAGGATCAACACGATGAAGAATCCGTTCACCGCCCTGTTCCGTGCGCGGGACAAGCCCAAGGACAGCGTCAGCGCTGCTCCTACCTTCTACTTCGGCACCAGTGGTTCCGGGAAGCCAGTCAACGCCAGCACGGCGATCCAGCTTTCCACGGTTTATGCCTGCGTCCGGGTGATCTCGGAAACGGTCGCCAGCCTGCCGCTGGGAGTGTATGAGGCCAAGGAAGATGGCAACCGCAAGGCAACAGAGCATCCACTGTTCCCATTGCTCCATGATGAGCCGAATAGCGAGATGACGTCGTTTGTGCTGCGGGAAGTGATGCTGGCGCACCTGCTCCTGTGGGGCAACAGCTACTGCCAGATCATCCGTTCCGGACGGAATCAGGTCACAGGCCTGTATCCGCTTCTGCCGGATAAGATGACTGTTGACCGGGATAAGAAAGGCATCCTGACATACACCTAT